GGGGTCTCCCCCCCTACGCTCTAGCACAAGGATTAGGTTAAAATGGCTCCACGTACACGAAAGCATGTTATCCGCTACGGAGGCGAGCTGGCTGGCGTTAGTAATAACGGTGACCAGTTCGTTACCCCCGAAAACGGAACACATTCGTGTACCGACGAGACACATCCCGGTCCTCCCTTCCGTAGTGGCGGTCCTCTCTTTGTTACCAAGAAAATGGTTTACATTAAGAGGCTCCCGCATAACTACGTCTTCTACCATTCTATTCTCGGCTGGTATAACGGTCGTATGTGGGTAAAACCATATATACCGTCTCCCGAACCTTCTCCTATCAGCCTATCTGGCTGGGGGGCGAAGGGTGTGAATAGAACAGCGCCACTGCACCCGATTTATAATTTGGGTGTATCGATTGGTGAATTGAAGGACTTGCCCGGGATGGTTTCCCAAACCGTGCAAGGGTTCAAAGCGATTAAGAAGCTTGATAATTACTTGACTCACGTCAAGCGCTTCCCAACCGTCAAAGATCTTCTTCAATTCGCAAATCACTCGTCCAAGACTCCTGGAGATGCTTATCTTTACGGCGCTTTTGGGCTTGTCCCTATGTTACAGGATCTCCTTTTTCTTCTTAAGATGAGGGAGAAACTTGACAAAAAGATAGCCTGGCTGCGTCGTCATAATGGCAAATCCATCCGTAGAAAGATTGAACTCGATAAAGGTGGTTTCAGCGAGGACATACCGAGGAATGTTTCCCCGATTGTCACCGTTGGTCCTACCCTGAGTTCAGACCTATACGGTCCTGGACAAGGTGGTAGTCAACCATTTCCAATTCTTAAGACGTACCAGCGTCGAATATGGTTCGCGGCGAAATACCGCTTCTATATTCCTGAACTGGCTAAGGATCCACGTATTAGTCCGCCTTCTGGCGGATTGGTTCGTGATCTCCTTGGTCTGACGCCTGACCCAGCAATAATTTATAAATTATTCCCGTGGTCATGGCTTTTGGATTGGTTCACTTCGGCAGGAGCTGCACTGGGGAATATCTATCTCCTTGCTAAGCATCATACTGTAATGGAGTACGCCTATGTAATGTGTAGCGAAAGCTTCACTTACCAGGCACCCGGTTACATAACGATGCATAGCGGGAAGTTGAGTCCTTCCTTCCAGTGGGTTGAACCTGATAGGTACTTTGGCGGGATTTCCCGTACAGAGTACTATTTCAGGCAACGGGAGTGGGCGAACCCTTTCGGGTTCGGGGTCACTTTTGCGTCCTTATCGGCGTATCAGTTATCCATCCTTGTTGCTTTAGGACTATCTCGAGGCGGGAAGCATTCCGCCCCGAGGTCGTAGTAAGGCGATTACGAGAATCGCCCAACAACAAGAAAAGGATCTACCATGTTCGCAGACCCGATCTCTATCTCGGTGGGGCAAGCTAACGCCCTATCGGGAGGTACGGCAAAGTCGATGGCCCGGATTCGGTCCGACGGTTATGCTGCGGAGTATTCGACTTCGGACGGTCTCTTTCAGGCAAAGATCACCCACACTAAGGGTGCTCGTTACCGGTCAGAGGCCCGTCTCGACTTCTTTACTCCGTATACAGACCCGTCTACCGGCCTGACCAAGACTGTTTCTGCAAGCGCCTATGTCGTTCTGAATCGACCAGTTGCGGGGTTCACTACCGCGCAACTGACTGATATCATTACTGGCATTGGTGGCTACATGACTCAGGCGGCCAACATGACGAAATTCCTCGCACTCGAGTCTTGATCTTAATGATCAAGCTCACTTGTGCGTTCGTCACGTGGACGGACTTTACTACATGTATCCACTCAAAGGTGGGTGCAGTCTGGGAACATGTTAGGCTATGGATTGAAACCCTCATCTCTTAACTGAGCGGAGAATCAATGAAAAGCCTAGATATCCTTCTTGGACAACTTGATGAAGCACATATTAACACTTGTGCTAGTATGTTGCGTGACAAGGTGACAATCTTGTCGCGCCTAGAACACGAGGGTCTCTCCTTTTTAGGGATTACCCTACCTACGTTCGGCGAGTGGCTCGAACAGAGCATACAAGCCGGTCGTATTTCGACCTCGATTTACTCACGGTTTCGCAAGAGACCTAAAAGTAAATCCGTCTTACCATGTTTCTTACATGGGTTGACGTGTCGTGTGTTCGATTCTAAGACTGGTGAGATCTTGCCTATTGGCATACGAGATCCCATCGCCGTTAAGTTCATACGGCAGATCTGCTATTGGTATAAGAAGGTCTTTATGGTTTGTGATCCCGTGAGGGATGATAAAGCAAAAAGGGCCTACCGACAGCTAGATCTTGATCTTAGAGAAATGCCAAAGTTTCAAGAAGATAAATCCTTCATTTTAAACGCTGTCTGTCGAAGGTTCTTCCCTTCGATAGAGCGCGGTTTTCTGAAGGCGATCGATGATGAATCGATCCTTCCACGACACGGTCCGGGAGCTACTGCCGACAAGGCATGGGCTAACGGTAAGTATCTTGGTCGCGTTTTCTTGAAAAGATGGGATTATTTGTTCAGCTGGGAACATCTGTATGGCTTCTCAACCATACACCAGTCGAACAGAGAGGTTGTTCTACCTAGGGATGAGTTACCTGTAAAGGTTGTCTCTGTCCCGAAAACCATGAAGACCTCACGCATTATATGCGTTGAACCGACCGCTATGCAGTTCGCTCAACAGCTTACTGCAGCGCGATTGGTGAAGAGTCTTCAGTCTGCCCGTCCTTTCGCAAGGAAAGGCAGCGTTGTGCTAAGTGTCCATGATCACCTGAACTTTAATGACCAGCGCCCTAACCAGGTTGCTGCTTATGAGGGTTCAGTTCATGGTCACCTCGCTACGGTAGACCTCTCCGAAGCATCCGATCGAGTTAGTTGTCAACTAGTCTCGCTCGTTTTCCGTCATAGTCCTGTTCTCGCGACACACCTTTACGGGTGTAGAACGACCAGAGCTATGATGCCAGATGGGAGTACTTTCCATCTACGGAAGTATGCTTCGATGGGCTCTGCTCTGACTTTTCCAGTAGAGGCGCTTTGCTTTCTCATGATCTGCATTGCTGCAGTTTGTGATCAGCGGCGCGTCTTTACTAAGTCAGGCAAAGTCCGATCCCTTGAGGCTTTCGAAAAAGCCCGAAAGGACATACTTGTCTTCGGGGATGATATTATTGTCCCCTCGGACTGCATCATTAAAGTGGCAGAGTACCTCATGGCTTTCGGCCTAAAGGTGAACGATCGTAAAACCTTCTTCCAAGGAGGTTTTCGTGAATCGTGTGGACATGATTGGATGGATGGAGTAAACGTTACTCCTACCTATCTTCGTCAGGAGCCACCTCGGTCACACCGTGACGCTAGTAAGTTCGTTTCTTGGGTTCATATGGCAAACCGTTTTTTCAAGAACGGTCTGACCCATACGGCACATTTGGTTGCTGACTACATCGATGAGATGTACAAGCTCCCGTGTGTCCGAGAAACGTGCTCTGGCCTCGGCTGGCACTTCTACCGTGAGGGGCCTACGCCTACTCTGCGTTGGAATAAGAAAACCAACAGTTCAGAGCTCGTAGTTAATACCCTCGTTGTAGGATCTAGCAAGCTCGAAGACGAGCTTGTTGGGTATGATAGACTTCTGTTTTTCCACTTGAACCGTGGCGAAGCAGAGGAATATCTTAGTGACCCAACTAGGTCTCCTAAGAGAAATTCTTTAAAGCTTCGTCGCAGAAAGGTATTACCATGGTAACCACCACGATAGACCTAACTGTTACTGTCTCCGGCGATGAGATTCATATCATCTACCTGAGCGACGACCTTGAACACGCCTACGAAGGTTACTGGAACGACTACGAGACTCGCGCAATCACAGAAGTGATATGCCCGATGTCTGTGGTCGCCTCAGCTCATGCGTATGAGTATTCAAGGCTGACTGATGCTTCAAAGATATTCATTCAACCGTTATGTCGTCCTTCCGCAAGGAATGGCGGCGTATACGGACACTTTGAGTGAATTCTCTTAGGGCGTCACAACAATAGGCTCTAGCGCGCAGCCTGCGCGCTAGATTCGCACTTAACGTGCGAAGGGAGGCTGTCCGCGTTCTCCCCAGGTTGCGAACCTGGCGGAGCACGTGGAGCTGTTGGGAAACCAACGGAGGCTGTGCAGCCTCCCAC